CTGACCGGCTGACCGGCTGACCGGCTGACCGGCTGACCGGCTGACCGGCTGACCGGCTGACCGCGTTGGATCAGTTGGATCAGTTGGATCAGTTGGATCATGTTAACCGTCTGTTAAATTATTTGTAATAAGCTCTAAAAATCGACATAGAAGGAGTTGACATGATGCTAAAAGATTTTATTGTAGACCTATTCGAGATTGCCTGCTTAGGCGCTTTCGTCACTGCTATCATTCTTTGGGGGTTATAATGTACGAATTAACTGAGATTATCGACCACCGCGTGCGCTCTTTCGGGCTATACCTTTCGCACGCAATGGCAATTGAAGCAATCAACGCGCACGCGGGCAAGATCCTGAGCGCGGAATGCGATTATAGCGCGCCGGAATGTTTGGACGTGATGACGCGGTCAATGCGTCAATTCACGATTGAGCCTATCAAGGGGTTGCGTGAGAACAATGAGCAGGCGCGCTGGTACGACACAAGCGCCGGCTAGTTTGCAGCCCGGCAGCGCGCCTGCCGGGTCACAAACTAGCCGATGGTCGGTTAGTGTTAACGGGGGTCTACCATGTACACTATTAATGCGCGTCTATTAAAAGCGGTTGCGGTTGCAATGTCGAAAGAAGAAACCCGCTATTACTTATGCGGTGTATCGTTAACGGTTAAAGACAATTGGGCGGTGCTGCGCGCTACCGACGGGCACCGGCTAATACTTGCCCGGCAGCCCTGCGCTGGCGACAATTGCGACGTGATTATCCCGCGCACGCTCATTGATAAGATTAAGCTCGCCCGGAAGGCAGCGCCTGAATTGACTGTCGCCATTACTGGCGGCATGGTATCGCTGGCCTATGCCGGCGAAACATTCGGGGGCGCCTTAGTTGACGGGACGTTTCCGAACACTGCGCGGATTGTGCAAGGCGCGAAGTCCGATATCAGCGAGGCAGCGCAATATAACCCGGACTATCTAGCCGATTTTAAGAAGGCGGCTGAAATCATGCAGGATGAGTCGCCGAACCCGGTTGTTTATCATAACGGCAACAACCCGGCGCTAGTGCGCATTGGATCACAAACCGACATATTCGGCGTTGTGATGCCCTATCGGATCGGGCAGGATTTGCAATCAGCGCCCAGCATTGCTTGGGCTTGTTAGGAGGTTATCATGGGACGCTATGACAAAGTGGATTACTACGTCGCGGTGATCGAAGACGACTTCGCCGATGATACGGTCGAAGACAATTTCGCCGATGCCGAGATGGTTTACGACCATTGGTGCAAGACATACCCAGAGGCGCGGGTTTACATACTACGCATGGATTCGGGAAGGATCACAGATGAACGACTTGCTACAGGAAATGCCGGACTATGACGCCGAGGACTATCGGATTGAAAGGGTGCAATGATGAATGTTATTTTTAAGCAAGATGCGTTTGGCGTTATAGCTGTTTTTCCTGACCAAATGTTATGTTATTCGCACATTGGGCAGCACAGCGCATATGACAACGCATGGTACAAAACAACTATACCGGCTGAACCAGACGTTAATTTACTTAACGAATTAATCTTAGCTGGATATGACAATTTATGCGTTAAAAATGAGGTGACATAATGGGCCGCTATGACAAGGTTGACTATTACGTTGCCTGCATATTGGACGATGAATTGCACGACGATACCGCCGAAGACAATCTAGCGGACGCCGAGATGGTTTACGAGTACTGGTGCAAAGAACACCCGACGGCATGGGTGTTCATCAAACAACGGGATACAGGGAGGATTACAGATGAACGACTTGCAACAGCACTATAAGGCGGTCAAGGCGCGCTTGTGGGCAGGCGCGCCACCGCCACCGCCGGTGGTAGTGCGTCCACCACCGCCACCGCCACCACCGCGCTCAACACCTACGTCGGATCAGTTCCGGGAAGCGCACGAACTGCTCAAAGTTGCAGGCGTTGCCGGGGTTCCGAAATGGAAGCTGATTCTGCGCGAGGTCTGTGCCTTGCACAGTATCACGATGGATCAGCTAACGAGCCACAACCGCAGTAAAAAATTTATCGATGCGCGGATGTTGGCCTACTATCGGCTAAACAAAGAGCTTGGCCTGTCGCTGCCACAAATCGGGCGGTGTATCGGCAACCGGAACCATGCAACCGTTTTTTATGGGGTCAAAAGGTATGAACTTAATCTACGACGGCGATGATTGTTTTATCGTGGCAGATGATCAAGACAACCGATTAGGTTGGATCAGCCTGAACCGATGGAAAGGCCAATGGCGTGCGACGACGCATGATGGCCAGATAACATACCACTACACGTCAACAGCAGCCGCGCAGGCGGTGTTAGAAAGAGGACAATATGTTAAACGAACGAGAGAAGACGCACGGGCAGTACGCGAAGACAGCCGAGACAAGTCAGAAGATCAAACTGGTCATGATGCTGTCCAAGAACTGGAACAGGCTTACAGAGCCGCAAGCAGAGGCGATTGAAATGATTGCGTCTAAGTTGGCGCGGATCCTGAACGGTGACCCTAACTTCCGCGACCACTGGGACGACATTGCCGGGTATGCTCAACTGGCGAGCCTAGCCGCGCCGTCACCGATGGATGCGGTCGAGCGGGACATAGCCGCGCTGGTCGCCGAACTGCCGCCGGAACGCGCCTTTGGCCAAGCCGTGGCCAGCCATGCTGAACTGCCGCCAGCCGAGCCAATGCCGGACGTGGTGACACGCAAGAAGATATGGTCGAAGAATGGTTGACCGGATCATGTACTGCCTAGCAGGCATCGTCTTCTGCACAGCTATTGCGATAGCGTGGCCCCGATGATCATCGCAATAATATCTTTGGCACTTGTCGGCATCATAGGTGCTGTGCTAGACATTTAGCGTTCCTCCCAGAACGCCATAGCGCCCGCCGGATGACCCCCCGGCGGGCGCTTCTTATTATACGACATTAAATTTCGGTTGCGGCTTAGGTTCGATAAAGTCCCGCAGATCGGACTTAGACCAGTCGGTGTATTCAGGCGCGCAGAATATGTGCTTCTTCGTGCCGTGCTTCGCCGACGCTAGGCGGCCCTTGTCAACCCACTTTCCTTCCTTCAGCGCGTGCAGCAACGCGGACTGCGGGATCTTCATGCCATTGGGTGCTGATACCGATAGCGTATCGCATAGTGCGTGGAACGGCCCACCGATGACGCCGTTCGTAAACGAACCTTCGCGGTTGACGATCATGCGCATCAGATAGCTTTCCAACAAGCTCATGCCGCTCTCGACCAAGTTGATCTTGAAGTCCGTCATGAACGGAGTAGCCGCCGGGTTGAACGCCGACACGTCGCGTGTCTGCAACAGATGCGCGACCGCAGCAAAGCCGCCACCTTGAAAGTACTTCCAAAGGCGCGTCGCGTCTTCCTCAGCCATCCGAGGCGCGTGCGACCAGACGCAGAACCACCGACGATCCTGCGACGGTAATGAGATCGGAACCGGATCATTTGAGAACGCCAAGACGAACATCCTGTTCAGCATCATGTACGGATGCAGACCCTTACGGTTGATCGGCAGCATTTCAGGCGGCGCGGCTATCAAGGGCTTCAGTTTGTTCGCCAGTGCGCGGCGCTCTTTAGCGTCGGCTTCCTTCAGCTCGTTGATGATCAGCACTTCGCTCTCAAGGTGGTAGCCCCACGCGGACGAAATGCTGTCATTGTCAACCAAGCCTCGGTTCTTGAGGCCGGATCCGCAGACGGCCCAGATGAAGGGCGCCCACATCGTATCCTTGCCGCAACCCTCGTCGCCGCCATGCAACACGGCGTGGTTGATCTTGATGCTAGGGTTCTGCACCTTGAACGCCATCATGTCGAGCAGGTGCTGACGCTCCCGCTCGTCGGGGATCAGCAACGCTACATGGTCGAGCCACGGTTGTGCGTCGCCTGGCGCGCTGACAGGCCGCGCATCGCGCCACCGATTGCCGTAAACGTCGCCATCACGCGCCACAAGGACGCTCTCGCCGGCAGCGTAGGTAATGCCGACCAACACCTTGGCTTCCATCGCCTGACGGTTCTCGTCAAAGCAGACGGACGCCTCGATGCGACGCCCATTGTGGATCGACTTACAGGTGATGTGTCGGAACAGCGCGTTAAATGTAGAGCGCGAGATCTCGCGCCGGTCTTGCAGATCAAAGAACGCCTCGTCTTCTTGAATGTAGGCGAACCGGCTATACCAGTCCGCTTTCGCAACTCGGCCGAGTTCTTTGCGCTCTATCTCGGCGATGATCTCGGCAGCGGCGTCTGGAAATGCCGCAGTCGGCGACAGCTTGGACAGCGCCTCGTTCATCGCCTTGGCGATCAGTTCGTCACGCAGACCATGCTCATGCTTAGGGCCGCCTTCTTCCGCTACCCAGCACAGGAAGCGGCGCGAAGTCCAGTCGCCGCAATGACCGTGGAAACAGGTGTAGGCGCGGTTCAGCGGATGGTAGCGGCCCATTGCGTTACCGTCGCTATGCTCTGCCGCATTAGGGCAGACGACGCCGAACCATCCCTCTGCGTTGCCGTTCTCAATTACCTCGCCTCGGTCGTACATCCATTTCAGCACGTCGTCCTGACCGTTATCATCAAGCGTCATCTTGCGGCGGGTGCTTGTGTCAGGGTCGTGCGGCGTAACGCCAAGCGCGTCGCAAATTTCCTTAAGGGTGAACATACGATCAGGCGTATGCTCTACAAGATCCGACGCGAAGTTATCCCGACCGTCTTTCAAATTGATCGACCCCGGCAAACGGAAGTTACGCACCGGATTGATAGCGCCGGGATCCGTGTAGCCCGCCTCGGCAATGGCGACGATAGCCGCCGAGAACTCGCCCTTTGTTGGTTGCTCGTCCAACTTGAACTTGTAACCCCACTGAAAATTGCCGGACGATGTTTCCATCTTCCATGTCGGCTCAAGCGGCGGCGTCTTGCTCTTCGTGCCGATGTCGTCAAGCACCATGAACGCAACGTAGTCGCAGTACGCTGCACCTGCGTGAACCTTGCCGTCGGTGAACCTATCAACGACAAACGACGCCGTGTTGGCGTACCATGCGCCCTCTCCTCTGTACTTATCCGGCAGATAAGCGGGCCAGAAATATTTGACCGACCCGTCTTTGTGCTTTTGTGATGTTGGTTTTTGTTTGACGACCAAGATCGTCTCGCCATCCGGCGCAGCCGTCATCAGATGCTCTAAAAAATTCACTTGCCGTACCTCCCCATAATTTTTACTTCTGCCGCTAGTGGCAGACCCCCTGCCCAACTCGGACAGGTCGTCATCACGCGCTTCAGTTCTGAAGCAACATCTTCCGGCCTGTCTGATTCAATTACTAATTCATCATGACAATGTAGAACAACGTTTAAGTCAAGATCTTCCGCTTTCCTGAGCGCATACCTTAGCAGATCGTTCGCGATTGCCTGAGTAATATTTTCGCACGCTAGACCTTTCCACAACCGCGCACGCGGCCAGTGCTTTGCGTCCTGCGCGGGCTTCCACGCCGACTTGGCGTAGCTGATGCCGTCCTCGTCGAACTTGGCGTATGGATAGCACAGCACCCGCCCGCTCGGCAGCATATACCAGAGATGCCGACCGTCGTAATGGTAGACGATGCAGCCTATATTGATGTCTGTGTTCTTGTTCCGCATCGCGGTCGTGTAGGCGTTCTCAAGCCCCTGCCAATACGGCGCAGCCCACGGGTTCGCCCTACGCCAACCATTCACCATGCGCTGCGCTTCGCTGTCGGGTAGCCGCACGCCGTACGCTCGGCCCATCGCCGCAAACGCGCCGATACCCCCGGCGAACCCGCAATTATGAACAATTAAAGGCCCGTTGTTCGACATTACTGTGAACCGATTGCGCGGTCCCGCATGTGCAATGTCGTAAACGGGCTTCCAATTCATCAACGCGGCGCTGTAAGATTTGAACAGATCGTTTATTTCTGCTGTTAATTTTTCGAGTGACAAAACGCAAATTATTTGGCGCATACCCTTTATTAACGTCGATACGATCCAATTCCAACCGAGGCTGATCCCACCCTTCAAGCGACATAACATATCGAAGAAATGCGGATTTATCAGTGTGCCATGGTAAATATAATTTAATCCCACGACCGCCGTAATTTGAGTATCCGCGATCTTTTGGGTTATGGCAGCGGTTTTTACACGCCGATAATCTATTGAGAAGCCGCCTGCGGTGCGCGTCATCAGGGCACGCTTCTGCATACTTGAAAAAATCTTTTCTCCAATACCCGGCAGCTTTTTTAGCGCAAGAATTACACCGTGTAGACGCTCCTTTTTGTAAATTTGCAAACTTAACGCGGTGCGGATTTGCGCCGCAAGAACATTTAACTTTGATGTAAGACACGCCGCCTGCGGTTCCATATTCAAAACCGACGACGGTAAGTTCTCCAAACCTGTCGTTAATGCTTGGCAAAGAAAATTTTCGTTTGAAACGAGTTGACGCGCCTCTTTCCACTTTTTCCCCACCAGAAATAAATGATCCGGCGTTACGCTTATGCCGGCCACATTTACAGTTTGTTTCACACCTCTTTGAACTAATCCTTGATGTTGTACCCATTCTACTCCGTCCCATAATTTATCATCTATTGTAACTTCCGTTATAGCCTTGCATCCGTTATCGGTCAACACTACTGTGTTTGCTGAAAGACACGCAAGCTCTTGCACCTTGCCGATCTGCCGTTGTTCAGACGTGATGTCGGCAACGGGAACGCCGAACGTCGCCGAGGCGTTCACCTTGTACACATCCTCGCCACTGACAAACAGTTTCAGCTTGGCGTCGCCCGCAGGGCTGTTCGACGCCCACGGCGTGACCCGCGCCTCAATCGACGCCCAGTCGGCGACAACGAAGGACTTGCCCGCCGCCGGTATCAGCGCAGGGCGCAACATACCCTTCAGAACGTCTGTCACGCGCTTGCCGTACTGCGGCACGATAGCGTGACCGCGCACCATCGCCTGACGCACGTCTTCAGGTTCCTTGGCGCACTTGCGCGTAAAGTTATGCACCTGAGCGCCGTAGGACGACGCACGGCCTGTAGCCGACCCGCCGGCAAACACAAACGCACCTCTGACGCGGTTGTCTTCCTCGTCGGCCAACTCTGCCAAGCGGCTGAATTTCGCCACTGACGAGGCCCACAGATCGTCGGCGCACTGTATAACGTCTGCAACATCCACCGGCACTTCGTCGGAATTGTCCATCGCCAAGAGGTTGGCACGAACGGTCTTGTCGATGGAGTACTTAGGCTCACCATCCTTGTAGACGATCATCAGCTTCAACGCCTCGGAACCCACCCTGTCCATGACCCATTCACGCATACGAGGGCTGCGGACAGACGTGATAGCGCCCTTGGTGATCTCGGTGACAAGCTGTTGAATATCTTCCAGTTCAGCACTGGCGTAGCGCATAGCCGCCTCTGCCAAGGGCTTATCTACAAGAACGCCTCGGTCGTTGATGCGCTCGTTGACGTGGTAATCAAGCAACTCTTCATCCGACAGATCACGCATTGCTTTGCTGAACGCCCGCATAGCGCGCACGTCCTGCTCGCAATACGAGATCATCTCGGCCATCAACGTAGGATCTTCGTTGAACGTACCGTCTGCGCGGGGGATCGACAGGGCGCGAATCAGTTGGTTGCCTCGGTGATCCTTTCGCATACTCGCGCCGGAGAACCGCCCGACATCCTCAAGCGAACCTGGAGCGCAGTTGGCGCGGGCTTGCGTCGCCGTGCAGTAGAACTGCTCAAGCGGTATGTTGATCTGCAACGGATACCAAAAGACAAGACGCTCGAAAGCAGCGTTATGCGCGCGAATTTGTCCCTTATACCCGCGCACCTTAATTGGGAAAAGTTGATCAGGCGTCCATGTACGGACTTCCTCATCATCAAAAGCGTAGGACATACACAGCACCTCGGTGCTTTCGTCCATCGCATAGTTATACACGCCGCGTGATTTCAAATCACAACGGCTCCTCGATTCAAAATCAAGCCAGAGCATAGTTCCACCCAGAAAAGAGGGGCGGCCTTGCGACCGCCCCGTTGCATTAAGCTGCCGCCGGGCGGCGACGGCGACCAGTAGGCTGAAGATCCAATTCAGGCTCTTCATCCGCAACAACTGGTTCAGACGCGCCATCCATACCGACCCACTTTACGACCTTGAACACAGGCGTGAAGATGCGACCGTAGGATTTGTGCTGATAGTGTTCCTTCTGCAAGGTGACCACCGGCACAGGCTTGCTGACATCCGCGTCAACTTGAGCGGCAATAGCCGCCGCCATCTCCTGAACCGCACGCTTGCCGCCGACTGACGTGGTAGCGAAGCGGACTTCCATGTCCTTGTCTTCGCCATCCAAGCACTTCAGAGACATACCAACTTGCGTTTCCCAACCGCGCTTTGCGGTAGGCGGCGCTTCGTCCATCTCAGGCAAAGGTTGCGTCACCGGAACCATCTTCTCGCCCAATACGTCGCCTTCACCCCACGCAATAAACCCGTGAATGAAAGAGAACGGATTGACGGCCCAATTAGAACCACTTTCAACTTCGGTCTGGTCTGCACCGAAGACCCAATGTCCTGTCTTGTCCATTTTCAGGATGACAGAACCGCTTGACACACCCGTATCCAGTGCGCGAAGCGCCGTGCTGAGGCTCTGGATTGAGGGAAGGTTAACATTAGCAAATCCAACTGCATTAGACATCATTATATCCCTATTTTACTAAGGGCAGCATTAAGTTGCTGACCGATGAGAAGCGCACTGGGTCGAGGGTCATCCTCGCTTGCCAGTGTATTACCTGACGAGATTGAGACAACTAATCCTTCCGGCATTTCGATAGCCCGCTTTTTGAGCAGTTTCTCTACTTTGGCCGGCGAGAGAAGAGAACTCTCAACCACTTCAGATTCGTCGAGGATGTTAAGAAGCACCTCTTTAGCGGCGTCCTCATTCACCCATTGTCTTGTGCCGCGCTTGGCAACCAGTTTGTACCCAGGTACGGTGTTACCGCGTTCGAGTGTACTAATTGCCAGATTTCTCAAATCCTTAATCCAGTCTTCGAGAAGATCCGCATTAAGAAGATACGCGCCGATAAGCGTATTGTCCAGAGCGTCAAACTTAATCTTGAGCGCTCTATCCACAGCTCCCGTGAACATAGGACAGGTAGGCTTGGCGGCGCACCACCGGCAGTGATCGCCGACGTTCAACTCGGCGTCTGGCAGTTGCGCTTTCTTCACTGCGCGGGTCAGCTCAATCTCAAACTGCGCGATGCGCTCAGGTGTCGTTGTCCAGCGGCTAACGCCTCTGGTCGGCTGAACTATGATGCACTCGATTGCTGTGGCTCCATCAAACACCCAACTGACCGAGGGTGTCCGCATAGCGGCTGCGGCGTAGAACATGAGCTGCGGGTTTTCCTCTGCCGTGACAAGAACCCCGTCGCCAAACTTCCAGTCGATAACGTAGGCTGTGTCCCCAATTCGCCCCAACAAATCTGTTGAGCCAAACACACCGGACAGTGCCTCATTATCAAAACTGACGTTTGTCTCAACGGCGTATTGCATCTCCTGCTTTGGGTCAATCTCATCCAACGCCTTAATCGCAGGAAGAAGTTTTTCATGCAGAAGATCCTCGGTCAGCGTTTGCGCCCCATATGTACGCCCGATAAATTTGTCGGGCTTTGTGCCGTGTTCCAGATACTCGGCAATTAGTTCATGCAGAAGAGTACCCTCGTCCGCGTAGGTGCTTGACGGCTTTGGCGGCATCTTCTCGCATAGCGCCACTGAACCTGGACAGGCCATGACGCGCTTGGCGGTAGAGCCGCCGACAACATTACTGTGCTTCATTTTATTTTCTCCGTTTGAGATATCCACATTAACATCACATAAACTGTTGTCAAACAATTTTTAATGGGTTACACAACAAAATATGGAACGCGACGTAGAAAACTATTTCAACTGGGCGGTCGAGCGCATGGGCGGTCGGTCGTACAAGTTCGTGTCCCCGGCGCGGCGTGGTGTGTCAGACAGGATAGCTTGTCTGCCAGACGGCTCGACATGGTTCGTCGAGTTGAAGACCAAGGGCGGCAGACTATCGCCGCTTCAGGAACTCTTCGCCGCCGAGATGCAACGGCTTAACCAGAACTATGCGTGTCTGTGGACAACTCAACAGGTAGACGAATGGAACTCCGACCGTATCAAAACGAAGCCGCCGACTTCCTCTTCACTAACGACAGAGCGATGATCCTTGCGCCTGTGGGCGCGGGTAAGACGGCGATTACGTTGACAGCATTGCAGGACATGATCCGGCACGGTCACATTAACCGTGTGCTTGTCCTTGCGCCTCTGCGCGTGGTCAAGAAGGTCTGGCCTGTAGAGCGGCCTCTGTGGGCCATTAACCTCACAATGTCGTTGGCGGTCGGGACGCCCAAGCAACGGTTGCAGGCGTTGCAGGCCAACACGCACATCGTCGTGACGAACTACGACAATCTGCAATGGCTAGCGACGCAGAAGCTGAACTTTGACGCTATCGTGTTCGACGAGCTGACGCGGCTCAAGAACCCGTCAGGGGCGCGGTTCAAGGCGCTCGCCAAGGTGATTGACCCTATGCGCGTCAGGTGGGGCTTGACGGGCAGCTTCACGTCGAACGGGCTTGAGGATGTGTTCGGGCAGTGCAAGATTGTTGACCAGTCTCTGCTGGGCCGCTCGAAGGGCGCGTTCATGCAAGAGTACTTCATCCTGATGAATAAAGAGTACGGCGAGTGGGCACCGCGCAAGGGTTCGCTTGAGAAGGTCATGGCGCGGATTAAGCCGGCGACGTTTGTGCTTGAGCCAGGCGAGTACAGTGACAAGCTGCCACCGCTCCACGTCGTCGAGATGCGGTGCGACATGGATCGTAAACATTACGAGAAAATGAAGAAGGATCTCGTTCTTGAATACAACGACGCCAAGATCGTTGCGGTCAACGCCGCAGTCGTGACGGGCAAGTTGCAACAGATGGCGTCGGGTTTTGTGTACAAGAGCGTTACCGAGGCGACATCAACGCCGGGCAAGTTCAAGACGACCAAGACGCCGTTTTGGCTCTCGACGCACAAGTTTGATATGCTTGACGAGTTGTTGCAGGAGAACCAACACGCGCCGACAATCGTGGCGTACACATACCAAGAAGAACTGGCAGAGTTGAAGCGCCGGTATCCCAAGGCGCTTACGCTTGACGATTACAACGCTATTGAGCGGTGGAACACAGGCAAGGTTGAGCTGCTGTTCGCCCATCCGAAGTCCGCAGGGCATGGCCTGAACCTACAGCATGGCGGGTCACGCATTGTGTTTCTGTCGTTGCCGTGGTCGTTGGAGCTATTTGAGCAGACGGTCGGGCGGTTGCATCGTAGCGGGCAGAAGCACGATGTGTGGTGCTACATCCTGCTGACGAACAAGACAGTAGATGAGCGGATCTGGGCGGGGCTTCACGATAAACGGGCGCTATCCGACATAGCGATTGAGGAGTTGAAATGCGCGTAGAGAATTGGGTTGTGCTGAACAGCAAGTTGATGTCGTACACCGAGGATGAACTGTGGATGTTGATTGAGCATGAGATTGACCATGACAAGCGGCCTACGTTCATCGTCAGGTTGCACCAGAGGTATTGCATCCTGCGTAACACGCGGGAGCGCGTTGAACTGTTGGAGAAGTTGAAATGAGACACTGTGACCCCGTAACGATGGATCACATCATTGAACTGCGGAAGCGTGTGGCACTTCTAGAAAAGCAGCTTGAGAACGCGCTGTCGTATGTCAGGCCATTGTTCGAGCAACAACGGAAATATCTGGAAGAGAAAAAAAATGATTCTTCAATTATCGCCCACACTGCCAATGATTACCCCGAAGGGTAAAGCACTGGCGCACTTCGTGATTGACTACGGCGAAGAGCATCACCTGATGTGGGTGTGCGTTCAAGAGACGGGTGAGATATGGACTTGGGCTAACCCCGAAGTCCGCGTCCAGAGCAACCCGACGTTCAACCGACCATCTTGAACGCTACTTCTTCCGTCTCGGCTACGCGCCTGCCCCAGCCCTTGCCGAAGGTCTCCCATGTCGGCAGGGCTTGCAGGAACTCAAGTCTGCGTTCGCAGATCTTGGACGCCAGCTCGCGCGGGTTCATCTTCGCTACAGCGGCAAGTGTAGCAGGGCCGATAGCGCCATCAGCAGCCACACCACAAGCGCTCTGAAGAAACTTGCTGGCACGACCAGTACCAGAATTAATAGCCAAATCAAAAACAGCAAAGTCCACCCCATGCGGGAGGTCATCGCAGCGGCACTTGTCCCAGTACCGGGCTTTGTAGAGCGGGGCGACATCTGCGACGGTGAGGGATCTGATGTCATCTTTGGTTACCTCATGGCCAACCCATTCTTCCCAAACTTTCTTGGTGCATCCGAGGTTGGTTGCGCCACCAGGATCTTTTGGGTGATCGACATATCCCCCTTCATGCTTCAAGACATGGGCGAGTGATTCTTCAAAATTGTCTTTCATGGCTTATTCTTTCGGTGTCGAGTTGTAGATCATCTGGTCTTTCTTCTGCGAGCCAGACGATGAGCCAAAATAAAATGCGATGATGCCGCCCCACGCTGTTTGCAAAGCGCCCAAAAGCAGAAGTAATGCCTCGTTGCCAGATGTCGGCAGGCCGTAGACGAGCATATAAATTAGAATGGCAAAGAACCCAAATGTCACGCTGATTGCAAGGGCGCGTGGAATCCAGTCTTTTACTTCTTTCTGCATATCTCTTGCAGACTTACGGTCGTCTACCGCAATGCGTTCAAGGTCAATGTCTAGGCTCTTCATCTGGACTTTGAAATCAGCGTCGATCTTCTTGACAGATGCAAGTTGTTCAGGCGAGGCGGTGCGGAGCGCCGCTTGCAGATCGTCCTCAGAGCCGTCCTCGTTGCCGAGCAGTGCTTGGGATAGCGCCTTCGTCGCCATGCCTGCCAGTGGGCCACCGAGGGCCGTGGCAATGCTTGGTGCAATTGAACCGAGTAGCGGCCCGAATGTTTTAAGCAGATCCATCGTCCTTACCTCCTGATTTAGAGCCTAACATGATACCTGACAGCGTACCTGTCAGGAACGTCGCAATGGGCGCGATTAGCTTGAAAAACTCTTGGTCGTTTGGAGCTTGCCCGTCAATTGGCTGAACGACAAAAATCAGGCTGTAAAGTACTGCAAAGACGGTTCCGGTTAAGGTCAGGCACAAGCTGATACCAATGATGAACTGGAGAAGCGCGTGGAGTTCGTCTTCTCTGATTCTCATCGCGCTACGGCTCCGCAAGGGTTTCTTTTGAGGGTATCTGCGGAACAGGTTCCAGAGGCGGTGCAGATAGGCGGGTTGCACTCTGGCGCGTCCCAATTTTTAGGATCTTGGCATGGGTAACGGTAGCGGTCTTCGCACCCCGACAAAACCAAAAATGCGATTGCCATCAGGTACTTCATTTGTGCGCCGTAAGATAGACGAAGAGTGCAAGACCGAGAGCCATAACGATAACGCCCAAGAACATCCATGCGCCCAAGATCAGTTCAGCTTGGCGTTCCTCGGCTTCCTTCTGCGCGGCGGCCGCTTGACGCACGGCCTCTTTACGCATCTCGGTCACTTCCTTCTGAATGGAAGTCCACGCCTGCAAGCCGTATGCGCCTACAAACAGGTTCTTGGTGTCCAACTGAAGCTGCTGCGCCTTCTGGCGCAACGTGTACATTTTAATGGCTTCAGCTTCAAAT